CTATAGATTTAAAATAAGTTTATTCATTTCGTTTTTAACGTATTCAAATACTTCTTCATTATCTGTTATTCCTAAAGGGCAATACTCAAAATTACGTTTATTAAATCTATTAATTTCAGAAGGTATAAATAACTTTTCTCGTTCTTCTTTTCGCCAAGAAATCCAAGATTTCCATTCATCAATTTCATTACAAAAAGAGTTGTGCGTCATAAATAAGAGATCCGGAATAGTTGATATAAAATATTCAGATAATTCTGAACTTTCATAAGGATCAAATATTTCATCTGTATAGTAAAGTACTATTTCGGTACCAAATCTCTTATTGAAATCTTCTAAATTCAATGAGACAACTCTAATATTTGTTTCTTCCTCATAATCGTAGAAAGTTGAATCCGATTTAATAATGTTATTCATTTTAAGTATTTAAAACCGAATAATAGAATAATATTTTGTAAATTTAAAAACCTTTTGCATAAGGAAGATTTAAGGTTAGTAAAAAAGCACAGAAGGACATTCGTGTCACTCTGTGCTTTTTGATATTATTTTATTTTAAATAAATCAACCTTCAATTCACGTGCTATTTTTACAACGATGTCTAAATTTGGTACACTTTCGAAATTAAACATACGGGTAATAGTTGTATGACTAGAACCGATTTCTTCAGCTAACGAACGAGCTGATTTACCTTTACATTCAAATGATTTTTTAAGTGAAAGGATAATTTTTTTTGTTTGATCATCCATTTAGTTCAGATTAAAATTATCAGTACCACTTTCGAAATCTATTTCGTTGTCTTGCCAAATTATATAAGATTTGTACCACTTCCAGGCTTTCGAAATATGTAAACGAATCTCTGATATACTATTATCTATTTCATCATCTTTTAAATCATAAAATACAACTACTTTGAACATATAGTTTTCTTCAAAACCAGCTGGATTGTTATAAGTGAACAAGTCAAATACATCATTTAAATCATAACTAACATCTTCAGGTTGATTGTATGGAATTACCTCAATCAACATACGATGTTTAATTGTCTGTAAAATATAAATTGGTCGTGAAGAATCTTTCATTGGATTTTCACATAATAAAAATCTATCCATAGTGTTTTATATAAGAAAACCACTCCGAAGAGTGGTTGATTATTAATTATATCCTGCAAACCCTTGTTTACGAGGTTTAATGTATTTTTTATCAGTTACAATAGCGTCTCTAAAATCTTTACCTGTTGCACATAATCCTTTAGCATTACTTATTGCATGATTTTCATTATCAGCTTTTACTAAAATAGTACCTAACTGTCCATTAGCTTTAGTGTAAGTTACTTCGAAAGTTAATTTTTTAGTTGTCAAAATTCGTTTCTCGTATTTTTCTCGGTTCGATTTCCGTTTTGATTAATTTTCTTTTACAAATGTAGGTTTTTTATTTTTATGGTGCAAATTTGCAACAATATATTTTGAAAGAAATATGTTATTTGTATATTTTCCAAATAACATTGAATTGCACTGATCTAATAAAATATTTTATTAACTTAGTAAAAATCAACACTATGAAATATATTTATCTTTTACCATTACTTCTATTTTCTTGCAATAATAAAAAAGAAAAGGATAGACAACTAATTGAGTTTAATCAAAAACTCAATGAAAAAAATAAACAAATTCAAAGGCGAAATAGAAAAATTAAATATCTGGAAGATGAACTTGAAAATTGTAAAATGAATTACAAGGCTTTGGATCAAGCAACGGAATAAAAAAAGTGGTCAAATTCGACCACTTAAAAAACAGAGGGTAATTACCCTTTTAATTATTCAGGACCCTATTAAATAGATTTAAAAGTAGAGGTTAATTTACCTTTTTTTAAATTTCGGCAATCCAAATTTCCATAGTAGGATTAAAGTTACAACAACTGCAATTGTTATAATTATAGTAGAATTGAATGAAGGTCCGAAGCTTTTGTTTTCTTTATCCTTATCTACTTTCGATTTTGATCCCTCAACTTTATTTTGATTCACTTCGTTTTTCCGAATATCTGAACTCTCTTTAAGAATTTTATCTACTTTATTATTCGCAGTTGAATCTTTTTTATTTGTTTCAGTTTTCTGATTGATAGATCCTTTCCCTTTAGCTGTAAATCCATTTTCAGTAAACTTAAATTCGAATTCATCATCATTAGATAGTCCATTAAAAGAAATATCTAACTTCTGCTTAAAATCGCTCCATTGACTTTGAAATGAATTATCTATTTTCTCAAGCTTGTCGATTTTAGAAACTGAATCAAATTTATTTATCTGGAGCTCTCCCTTTGAAAAACTTTCCTTGTGCTTTTCTACAACTGATTTAGATGTTCGACAGCCGTAAAAGGAAACAAGTAACAACAGTGCGATAAACATTGTTGTTGCTGAAGTTATTTTTCGATGATTAAAACCATTTTTCATAACGCATAGTTCTATTAATTCTATCTTGTAATCCATTCGTTCCGCCATTGACCTTTTTGGTCAATTTAACAACGTCAGTTACATTCCAAAGGTTATTTGTGTCAAAGAAAAAGATCGCACTTTCAATGTAGAATTTTTGATAAACTAAATCAGGATTTAGCATAATTTCATTTGGCTTGCATAATCCTTTTTTGACTAACCAATTTTCGAAAGCTTTGTAGTTGTTTCGTCCTGTTAATTGAATAGCGCCACGCCCTCTGAAATAATACCCATCATTTGGATTTGTATTTCCCATACGTCCACCATATACTAAATTCCCTAACTTTTGTGGATTTCTTTCATATTCCTTAGCTTTTGAATATGTCGGAAAATATTTTGAAAATACTTCTTGAAGTCTACTCGCTGTATAGCTTAAATTTTCTTCAAATAAAGTCAAATCTAAACTCTCGTGACAAATCTGTCCAAAGAACTGAGCAGGATGTTTTATATTGAAAACTTCAACTATTTTTTTTGCTGTTATAGGTCCAAACTTTCCGTCTGCAACCAAACCGTATTGTTTTTGAAAATCAACTAACATGTTACTCTTCTTTTTTTAAGATTTCTAAAAATGACTTAATATTTCCGTCTCGCTCGTAGTTATAAAGCTTTTCAATTAAAAACTCTGGAGGGAATTTTCCGTTGGTTAAAATGAAACTATTACGCAAAATCTTAGCTAAAGGAAACATTAATGTTAATATTTGAACTGATGAAGTAAAAGCAATAGATAGAAAACCTTCTGGGATTGAATTATTAACTCTATCTAGTGAAAAATACACGCCTGAAACAACAACGATTGTTATAAGAGTTGATTTAGCAAATTCTCCAATATCAAGAGTCTTTAACTTGGCATGAGTACACACTCCAAAAAATGCATTTACAAAAAGAACACCATAAAGACCATACAAAAAAGCTTCATGTTCATTATGCCAATTAAAGGCAGAATTAACTATAAAAGCTATTGGAGCTAACTTGAAAAAACTCTCAATAAAAAAACCGATTCTCTCCTTTTCAGTAAGTTTAATTTTTGTTGTAAAAAGAAGAATAATAGGCGTGAAAAATAAAGTTAAATAGATTAACCATTTTTTTACTTTAGAATAAAAATTGTTTTGATTCATTGTTACATTGTTAAATAAGGCGCTAACAATGTTTTGTAAAACTAAATCAACGAAGTGGGGTTATTGTAGTGATTTTTGAAAAGATAATACTTAGTTACTGCTCAGGTTCAGTAATAAATCCTTCAATAATATCGTTGCTTGAAGTTGTAACATGGTCAACCAGTTCGCCTAAATTTTCAATAGGTTTGATCGCTTTAAAATCTAATTGTCCGATTTCTGCTAAATAACTACCTGTCAAAATCTTATCATTTAATGCATCTAATCGACACAAGTTAAACGAAATCGCCTTTGGCTTCTGACCCTCTTCATAATTAAATGAATAAGTAGCTTTGTAAGTTTCTGAGATAATTTCTGAAAGAATCTCAGTTGTTGAGCGTTGCTCTAATTTGAATTTATTTGTCATTTTTTTTAAAAATTAATGTTATTTATTCGCTATATCTCTATCTGTAAACTGTATACTTTGATTTTTAGTCACTTTTCCATTTTCTACGTAATAAAGAAAATACACAATCGTCTTAATTGGAGGAATCTCTCCGTTTGAAGGCTGTTGGTCCATATCTATTTCCCCAACTTGCAATCCATACCAACCATTTGGAATGTTTGATGTTCTTGAATTATTCACTGTTTTATATCCAATTAAGTTTGCGTATTGAGCGTTGTCTGGGTGAGTTCCATTTTGATACTCAAATGATGTATAATTACTTGATGCTATATATCTTCTAAAGTTACTTACAAGCACAATTGTCATTAGATTAACCACAGCAGTTTTAGCATTTGCAACATTTAAAGTACTGCTACTTTGATTTATATTAATCATAGGTATATTATTCCAACTTTCTGGAATATATGCAACATTTACAAGTCCTCTATTTGGCGATAATTCCCAAAGCTTCATACCTTGTTCATGATATCCGTCCATAATAAATTTTCCGTTACTCAATCCAAATCTAAATGCTATATTCCCGTTAGGGTGAAAAAATTGCATTGTTCCATCATCTAAAGTATTCCAAGCTGCTTTATCTCTATTTTGAGCAGTCCCTCCTGCCCATAACCTTACCGATTTTGAACCAGCTTCATTTAACCCCGATATACCAGCATTAGATTGAGTTTCTGAACCAACCATTAAAACGCCCGTACCAATTACATTACCATTAACCGTTGTGTTTAAGAATGATGTAATTTGATTAATACGTGCAATTGAACTATTTAAGTTATTGATATTATTTGCGTTATTATTGATTCCTTGTTTAATCTTGTCATTAATAGCAACAAGTAAAGCTATATTTTGGTCATAATAAGCTTTAAATTTCGCTCTAAAAACATCACCTACGATTGAACTTTCAACTGAAAGATTCACTAATAAAGGATTGATATAATTAAATAAATCATTGTAAGCATTAGTTAAATTAGTTGTGTCAACCCCATTACTAATACCTAAACTATAATTACTTGTATATTCGGATTTTATGCGATTCCATTCATTTGAAACTTGTTGTTTTTCTGATGGCGATAAAATGTTATCATTTGCAATTGATGTTAGTTGTGATAATGCTTGTTCTGCTTTTACTTTTACATCATTTATAGCGTTATCCACATCTTCAGGCGCTGGAGTCCAGTCTGTTGCTTTGTTGCCTTTTTCGAGCTTTATATTTTTTAAGCTAACTTCTCCTGAAGATAATAACCAAAAAAATAGATAGCCATACTCACTATTAGTATTAAGTGTATGGGAGTATCTAACATAATTATTAGTTAATATAAAGTTTTTAGCTTTAATTCCTCCATGAAATTCGACATGAAATAAAGGATTACCACTTATTATTTTTGCATCAAAAGAAATAGTGTATTCTGTGTTTATTTCAAAAGTTGCTACACTGAGTGGATTTATATTTGAGTAGGTTCTTTCTCTTTTAGAATTTAAAAATAAATTCCTCCCGCCAATTTGAATGCTATTTACTAATGATTGTGCGTGTTGTTTCGCTGCTTCCATTTTAGCAGTTGCATCAGCAATAGCTCGTGCTTCTTCCTCGTCTACAATACCATCAGCATAAGCCGCAGCGGCAATTTTAGCTAAATTAGCTTGTGCGTCAGCGTATGCCTTTGCAGCAGCTAAATTATCTTGCATTTGTTGTATACGTTCTTGCTCCTCTGCTGTTATTTGACCGTCAGCGTACGCTTCTAATTGTGTACGAAGTAAATTATCTTGAGCCGCAGCATAAATTTTAGCAGCTTCAGCTTTAGCAGTAGCATCGTCAATTGCTCGTTGTTCAGCAGCTGTAACTTTTCCGTCTGCATAAGCTTCAGCTTGAATACGTTTTAATTCGTCTTGTGCATCTGAGTATGCTTTAGAGGCATTAATACTATCTTGCTTAGATTGCAAAATGTTAGCTTCCACATCTTCTAGCGCTGGTGTCCAATCAGTCGCTTTGTTGCCTTTTTCTACTTTGATATTTTTCAAACTAACTTCTCCTGAAGATAATAGCCAAAAAAATAGATAGCCATACTCACTATTAGTATTAAGTGTATGGGAGTATCTAACATAATTATTAGTTAATGTAAAGTTTTTAGCTTTAATTCCTCCATGAAATTCGACATGAAATAAAGGGTTACCACTAACTATTTTTGCATCAAAAGAAATAGTGTATTCTGTGTTTATTTCAAAAGTTGCTATACTTCTTGGAGTTGTATTTGAATATATTCTTTCATTTTTGGAATTTAAAAATAAATTCCTCCCACCAATTTGAATATTCTGTGGCATTAAACTCCAAGAATAATCTTCATAATTATCACTTTCAGTTGCTGTAACCTTGTTGTATGCTAAACCTATGTATAATTTATTATCGGGATAATCACTCATTCCAGAAGTAGGGGTATCAGCATATTTTACCCAAGTAAATAAAGAACTACCATTAGCACCAGGAATACCTGGCACACCTTGATTACCCTGTTCACCTTTAAATTTTGCCCAAGTGTACGACGTGTTTGAAGTTGGCGCTACCGAACTCGTCGTAGTAACAATACCAATGTAAGCTGTATTTGCTTGTGGTGTAGTAGTCATAGAACTACCATTACTATTAGCAGAATATCTTATATGAACATATTGAGTTTGACCATCAGAACCCTTGTCGCCTTTAATACCTTGAATACCTACAATTCTAATAGCATTACTCCAAGCACCATCACCTTTCTTTTGACGCATAAAAACATCATCATATAAGAATGTTGAATGCCAATCTATTCCGTTTTGAGAGTACTCGATATAAATCTCTTGATTAGTAATAGCTTCTTCAACACTTTCACCATTAGTAAACGTGAATTTTCCTTTAAACTCTCCACTATCTAAATCAAAATAAGTACTACCATCATTTGATGAAATACGCCCAGTTTTTATAAATCTTCCCGAAACTGTTGTAAATCCATACATTAGTGAGATTTCACGCGCCTTTACATCTTCTGAGTAAGTGTTTACAATTCCGATTAAGAAATAGTAATAATTTCCTTGGTCAACTGTATATTGAGTTTCCGTGATTTCAATTACACCTATATTATTTGATTTGTTGCATTTTGCGTATAAATAATAAGGCTTATTCGCTTCTAAATCCTTTAGTCCTCCTTGTATTTGCCAATCAACTATTTTATCAGAAATAGCAAAATGAACAAGTTTGCAAGTAGACCATCTTATTTTATTTGGATTACCTTCAAAATTAGGTTCGAAAAATGAATCGATAAGGTTAAATTGCATTGACTTAGCGCCGACTTGCAGGTGAGTTGTTTCGATTGAGTTTGGTTTAATTTTATCCGTATAATAATCACCTTCAACATCAAAAACCATATTTAAAACCTCTTGAGCATCTTTCCAATTACGGCGAGCTTTCGCAGGATCATTTAGATTATTTAGTTTTATAATGTTTTTAATCGTATTTATTTCTCCTGGAATAGTCCCACTTAAAAAGTTTGTAACTTTTGAATCTGAAAGCGTTAATTTATAATCAAATGGATTTTTTAAATCTCTTTCAATTGATTTAATTCTGATATAGCGATTAATATCAAAATCTTCATCAATAACTTTGATAAAATCACCTATTAAAAAGAATTGCGTTACAGTATCATTCAAGATTCTTTGAAGATGTAAAGTGTCAACATCAAGTAAGTATTGAATGTTCGGTTCAAGCTTATCCGATAAATATTCATCAGCTTTATCAAACAATTCAGCTTCTGCGTTATCGATATATGTTTGTGGCATTTGAATATCCAAAATAACATACTCATCGCCAATGCCAATTCTGAACGCATCACTATCTTTTGAAGGAAATTCATATCCATTTTCATCTGCAAATTTGACAATATGAAATTCTTTTGTTTCGTGATTGTAGTCGTGAATTTCTAATTCATAACCTGCTAAATCTCCTGTATTAAAATGAATTTTTGCATTTACTCCATTTAAAAGATATTTGGTCCCGTTTTCATCTTTTTCTTTTAAATCAAAATCCATTGACGAATCAGAAAATTTATAAACCGAATCAGAATTTATAGAAGTTACTTTTCCTTTACGTCTTGGATAAATATCATCAAAGATTTTAGTAGATTCGTAAATCCCATATTTAGCTACTGCTTGAGTATTTTCAATATAAGAATTTGGTTTATTTTTATCTTTTAAAACTAATCGATTAGCACGGTAATCAGTTCCTAAGTTTTTATCTGAACCATAAACTTTTAAACGAGTAACAATATCGCTTGCATCAACTTTTTCTCTAGTTAACGTGTAAAGTCCTTTTTGAAAACCAACTTTAAACTCCAAAGGAATTTCATTTCCAACTTGTTTAAAATTTAGAATGTTAACTCCGTTGTTATTTGTTTTAATGATAAAATCAGTATCGTATTCATCGCATAACATTTGCAAAGCAGCTAAACAATTTTCCTCTTCTGAAAAAGTTATTGTTTTCGTTTCTGTTTCAGTTGGAATTTCACCTAAAACCCATTTACTAGGAAAAACACGATTAATATTTTCAATTAGAATTTTAGCGAATAATTCTAAATCAGCAGTTAAAGTTTCTCCATAAATAGCAGATCCTGTTGTATCAATATTTACATCATAAGAAGCACGACGCAAATCGAACATTACTCCTTCAAATGTTATTGAATATTGAAAATCATTTGAACTATTTTTAAAGTATCGTGGAATTTGATTTAAAGTATATTTTTGACCTAAATAATGAAAAGAATCTCCAATGGTAAAATTGATAAATTCACGACTGATAAGTTCAACATTAATAACATCATTACTTCTTAATTCAGTTGATTGAATGATTGATGAGACAAACACTCCTTTATTTCTATCTTCTAAAAGATAGTCAACATTGTCTGAGCGCTTAACTAAAATCTGTTCCATAAAATATCTGCATTTGAGTTAAACAATGTGATTGAATCTAAATCACCTAAAATCATTGGGTAAAATACACCTGTAGTTAAATAAGTATGAGAATAAATCTCAGTACCTGGAGAGGTATACTGTTCGGTTCCGTCTCCCCAATTAATTACTAAAACCTTTTTAGATTTTAAAGTAATACTTGTTGTTTTTTGAGTTGATTTCAAAATACGCTTAACAGGCATATTTTCAATCAATTTTAATTTGAATGTACCAACTGCATTAGTATCATCATAATTCAATTTATTTTCCGCTGTATCTTGGCGAAAAACTTGATATTCCATTCTTAAATCACCAGCAATAACTGATAATCTGCGAGATCCTTTTTGATCCAAAACATTATAGAAATCATTGTATTTTTCAATACATTCTTTCAATGAATTAGCAGGAATAAAGCAATCAATTGTAATCGATTTAGAATTGTGATATCGTGATTGCAAATCGATATCATAACCGTGTTCATCACTCCAATCTTTCTTTTGATTTTCTTTTATAGAAGCTTTATCAAATAAGTTTGAAGAGTCTGAAACATAAACATTGTAATTTTTAAAGGGTATTTGATCAAGTAAATAAATTACAGGAATCATCTATACGTTTTAAAATCTTTGTTTGAAATTTTCACATAACTATCATCGTTACTTTTATAAGTAACTTTAGCACCTTTATAGCAATTCACTCTAACGTTGGCCTTATCGCTCGCTTCGATTTCTAACTGAACATTGTCGAAAATATCAATCATTACAAACGCGCTATCCCTAACAACTAATCGAGCTTTCGAGTTATCGCGTAAATACATCTGAGTAACTGAAAATTCATCAGCTAAATAATTCAACCTTGAATCACCAAGACAAACAATATCTCTATTATTATGTAAATCAACTGAATCATCAAGGAAAATTCCTTTATGTTCCATTTTTCCTTTTATATTTCTTCGCATAAAATCGTTTGATAGAAATTCGGTTGAAAATGAAAAATCTATTCCTTTGATGTACATATCAAGTAACTCATCCAAAGTTTGGGCGTTTTCCATTTTAACCGCCCATTCTTCGCATATTTCGTTTTGTTTTGCTCTTTTTAGAGCTTCTATTTTTATATTATTAAAATCCATATGCTCGTCCTGCATTATCTATTCTGTTAATTAATTTTTCTAAAAGTGGTAAAACACTTCTCGTGTTGTAGTCTATGTTAGCTAATCTGTCTAAGCTATTTAGGAGAATTTTGTTCGAATCAATATTAATGGTTACAAGTTCCTTTTGAAGAATACGAATAGCGTTAAATTGACCTAAAAGAGCGTTACCTGTTTCCTCTGACATTCCTTTTATCGCTCCAGCCATTGCACTTTCATTAGGATCAATTAAATCACCAAATAAGTCTGAATATTGATCTAACATTCCTGTGAAGTTTTGAGAAATCTCTTTTATTTTATCCTTGAATGCCTGTTGTTCTTCTGGAGATAATCCGTTCCAATTGAAAGTACCATCTTTAGAACCTCCCATATCTTCATATAGCTTGTCGAGCGCGGCTTGTAATTGTTTTTCAAGGAATTGTTTTTTAAGTTGATTTAAAACAGCATTCTTTAAAACATTGTTTGCAACCTCAGCGAATGCCTTTGCCGCATCTTCACCTTTTCCAAATGCTTCGACAAGAGCATCACCTAATTCAGTGGCTAAATCTTTAGCATTCGTCTGTACAACATCTTCTGCGATTTCTTCAAGAAGATCTTGAATAGTATTTTTAGAATCACGTAGAGCATCTTCCCATTCTTTGATTTTTCCAGCGTCCTTTTTCTTCTTAGTTTTTTCAAGTTCAATCATTTTTTGATATTCAATCTGTTGTTGTTTCAGATTTTCAATCATTTGTTTTTGACCTGAATAAACATCGGAACCGAGTGCGCGTTTGGCAGCGTCTTCTAAATCTTTATAGGAATTTGTTAAGTCGTCAACCGCAGCTTTATGCTTATTTATTTCTTTCTGTTTTTTCTTGTCCTTAGAGAAAATATTAGATAATAAATTAGCGATTTTTGTAGCGATTTGAATTACTGCTGAAATAATTGCAAGGATTACAGATGCTCTTTCAACTCCTTTAATACCTTCTGTAGTCATTTGAGATACAGCTAAAACACTTGAACCAATACCTAAAACAGTTTGAGTAGTTTCCATTGCTTTACTAGCAGTATCTCCAAGAAATTCTTTTAAAACTCCTGCTGAATCAATAGCATCATTGATAAAATCAAAAGTTCCTGTTAAAGATTTAGCTACTCTATTCCATTTAGTAGTTATACCTTCAGTACTTGAATTAGTTTCTTCTTCTGCGCCTTTAAATAAATCGGCTAAACCAACAGCTAAAGAACCAAAAGGATTTTTCTCAATCACTAAATTTTTAGCTTGGTTTAATTGTTTTAGAATAACTTTTAAATCAATCGGATTAAACTTTCCTTTTAATAAATTAAACTTCCCTTCTATTTGTTTTATTAAATTGTCAATCTGCTGGAAAGTCATTTCATCCATATTTGAGAAGAGATTCGCCCATTCCTCGGACCCCATTAATTGATCTTTTACAATACTTGAAGTATCATCGGCAGCCTGTTTTTCTATCTGAGCATCCTTGGCTTTTTTAATATCCTCTAACGCTTTTATTTCATCAAGTTTACCTTGTTTGATTAATGCTTTTTTCTGAGCTTCATAATAAGTTTGATTCGTTAATAAATCAGCTTTCATTTTGTCATCAATAGCCTTTATCTTATCTTCATAAGATTGATATTCAGAAATTAGTTTATTATAATCAACGTTATTTGTAATATTCTTTGTTTCTGAATCACGTTTTGACTCAACCTGTTCAATAGCGACTTCTATTTTAGTTTTTTCAACTTCATCTTTAGCTGTTTTTAGCTTTTCTTTTAAAAGATTGATTTGCTCATCATACTTTTTATTGATTGTATTTAATGGATTAAACTCTTCTGTTAAAGTTTTGATTAAATCTTTTACAGCATCATCTGCCTTTTTGATATTCTCAATCTCCTTTTCATCAAGAAACTTTAATTTATCTACACTTATCTGATCAGTATTTCCTTGAAGTTTTAATTTTTCTTCTTGAATTTTACCAAGAACCTCTAAAAGATTTTCAGATTCAGAAATAGAGTTTTCAATCCCTTCTTTGAATTTATCAAATGCGTTATAATCGATAACTTTAACTAATTCATCATTGATAAATCGGAGTTGTCTTACTTGTAAAGCTGATTTGTTTGAAGTCTCTACAAGTTGTTTTTGTAATCTTCTTAAAAACTCCTCGTAAGTAGCTCCACTTCTAGAAAGTGTTTCATATTGAATTTTACCAGAATTTTTTAAAACCAAATCATCTGAATTCATGTAGTTAACAAAACGCTCGTAATCTTCTTTTACAGATTGGATTTGCTTCTTGTATATCTCAAATGGATCATCGGATTTTTTTGATGGCTTAATGGATTTTGGCTTAGCAACCTTTGTAGATGTAACGCTCCATGCTTTTAAAGCATTATCAGCTTCGTTAATTTCATTTGTTAGCTTATTCCATTCTTCTTTATTTCTTGGATCTTTTGGATCGAGTTTATCTCTTTTGCTTGTTGCATCGGATTTTTTAGTATCCCAATATGATTTATTTTTTATTTCAGGAATAGCAGAATTAATCTGTCCATTAATAGCAATCAATTGATTCTGCGCTTCATTTAATTGATAATTTAAACGAGAAACATCCCAAGACTGGAATGCATTCGAAACCTGCTGCGCAAGATTTAATCCTTGTTCTTGATTGGTATTAACATTCGATAAAGTAAATATCTGTTTTTCAGTTGTTGAAATAATACTTTCCCAATATGCCTTTTTTTGTTCCAAAGTCATATTAGCAAATTTCATATCTCGATCGATTTGATTTACTTTACTTAATTGTATATCGTACTGTTTATTAAGTACCTCTAATTTATTATAAGCATCAGAAAGAGCAAGCCCCGTATGTCCTTGTGCTTTGTTCATTTGTTGAATCTGATTTTTTACAGAATCAATCTGATTTTCAATTTCAACTAACTTTTGTTTTTGTAAATCAAGCCCTTTTACATCATTAGCTTCATTAATAAGTTTTTTTAACTCATTAACATCCATTGCTTGAACTTGCTCTTGACTAAGATTTTCAAATCCTTTCAGCTTAAGTAATTGCAACGCTTTATATGCTTCAATCTGCTGATAAACAGTTGCTGTTTCGTCTTTTAAAATACTAATATATTCCTCAGCTTTTTGTTTAGTTTCGTCAAGTTTAGATTTAACTTCTTCCTGTGTTTTATTATACGATTCTTGCGCTTTTTCAGCAGCAGATGTATGATCTGCTAAAAAATAATAAGCTGATCCTAATGCTACAACAGCTGTAATAACAATTGCATACGGATTTGCCATCATAGCAGCATTTAATGCTGTTTGAGCTGCGGTAAGTTTAAGAGTTGAAACATATCTTAACGCTTGCATAGCTGTTACTCTACCTTCTGCAGCTCCAATTGCTAAAGTTGTAGTTAATCTTGCTTTTTCAATGACATTTAAAACAATTAAAGCCGCTTTATAAGTTCCGTAAGTAGCTACTAACACAGCTATTGTTTTCCCTATAGATTCATAATTCTCAACGACACTCGAAGCGCCACTAATAATAGATGTTACAAAACTTTGAGAATCTTTACCGATTTCGTTAAACATTACATCAACAGCATCTTTTAACTGTTCGATTTGTCCTGCAACAGATTTTGATTGAGCTTCCATTAACCCACCGAACATCGAACCGCTTGCAGTAAGATTATCAATAACTTTTTGAACTTCTGGAAATCCAACTTTACCAGCTTCAACCAATCCTCTTACTTCATTCTTAGAAACCCCGAAAACTTTAGCAAGTTCGTCCATCATTGGAATACCACGTCCTAAGAATTGGTTTAAATCTTGAGTATATAATCGACCTTGCGTCATTGTTGTTCCGTACAAATAAGCAATATCTTTCAAAGGAATACCAACCCCTGAAGCTATATCTCCAAGTTTTCGCATTGTATCCAAAGCGGTTTCAGCACTTTCTCCATAAGCTAATAACATTTTAGTAGCTTCCGAAGTAGATTGTAAACCGAAAGGAGTTGTTGCTGCAAATGTTACAATTTCTTGCATTAAAGAATCTGCTTTCTCCTTACTACCTAACATAGTTGTGAAGGCAATTTCTAATTGCTCAAATTCCCCTCTAACTTTTACAAGTTGAGAAACAAATTGAGTTGCATAATCAACTGTTAAAAAAGCCGCTACTCCTTTTGTAAGTGTATTAACAGCTCCTGTCGACTGATTAAAATGATTCTGTAAATGAATATTAAAATCTTCTACACCTTTATTTGATTGTCGAAGTGCATTTAAAAATTTTTGATTATCTAAATCTTGGGTAAATCCTAATCTTCCGTTATTTATATCCATTAGCTTTGAAACATTTTAAGAATGTCGTCTGCATTCTGTTCTGTTATTTTTACTGCTTTTTTTGTTTGGGTATTTGTATTTTCGTCGTCATCATAATCGTAAGAAGGTAAATCTGCCATCAAACGAATTACTTTTGACCAGGGGATTTGGTTTTCTAAATAATCAAGTGTCCAACTGAAATGCGCACAAATAGAAGCCCTTGTTCCGTAAGTACTTTTCATTCCTTTTACTCTACTTCGTTCGGACTTATCGTCATCTTTATCGATGCTAATCGAGTAGAGTTGGTAAAATTTGTTAAATCTTGAAACTTTAAAATTTCGTTAATGATCTCGAATAGTTTCGCTGGTGTAAGTGAATTATAAATAATCGCTTGAACTCGTTTAAATTCAACTTTTGAATAATCAACCCCAAGAACTGCAACCGTAACTATGTTTGACATTAGTTTTGCGTTTTTGTAAGCAATAAGTTTTGTTTGATTGAAGATTTCATTATTATCACTCAACTTAGCTTCATCAATAAACAATTCAATTTGATATTGGCAAAGTCGGTCCAAAGTCGATAATGTACAAGGTTTGATTTCGAACTTTTCTTTTACTTTTTGAACCTCAGTTTTCTCATATGGAATTAATCCACAAAAGAACTTTTTTTGAATAATTACTTCCTTGTTATACTCAACTTCAAACTCGTAAGGAGCTTCAATTAAAGTTTTGATTTCTTCTCTTTGTATCTCTTTTTGATCCATGGATTTCGATTTATACAAAAATGGCGAATGAACAAGGATTTAGTATTGTAAAAAGTGTTGAGTTAAGAGCGAGTTAAGGGGAGAATTAAAAAAACCACTCTTAATAAGAGTGGTTTTTTTGTATATTTACATCAACGGGGTGTTTAACTCTGTGTTAACCATTGATGTGAATCATTGGTAGTAGGGCGTAATATTAGGCCCTACTTTATTTATCCCGTTGGTAAATCTGTTACCTTACCTGATAAAATTGAAGGCTTCCCCTCTGCTGGAGATAAAGGTATAACTGTAAAGTTTAAAGTTAACAAACCGTCTTCATTTAAGTCACCTGCAACAACCGCAGATATAGAAGCTTTTGGTAATTTCCAATATAAACCTTGTTTAGGTTTGATAAATAATGCTTTTTCAATAGTTTTAGATTTTCCGTCAAATTCCCATTCTTTTGATGAAGAATTATAAGTACCTCCAATATATTCGCTTAGCATTTCAGGATCTGCATTCATAATATTGAAGTTCCAAGTCCACGATCCAGCTTTAGTAATGATTACTTTTGGAATTGGATTTCCTTCTTCTTTGAATTCTGTTTTATCGCCTTCTTCTTGAGCCATATTTGCAGTCCCTTCTAAAACTTCTCCAATTTTAGTCATTGCTGATTCTTCAGGCATTAAACCTGTTGCTAATGATGCTGCTACTAATATTTGTGCTAAACCAAATGTGTATGTTGCCATAGTATCGTTTTTTATAAATTAATAATTAGTTTGTTTTTTGATCATAAATCCTCCATTGAATGCGAAGATTTACATAATGTTCTTTTCCGTTTTGATCTTGGATTATTCCTAAGTCTGAAATATAAACTGACTTCCCTATGAATTGATGATCTTCAAATACTTTGCGAACAACTCTCGAAATCTCTTTTAATCGCCTTGAATTTTTGATTCCTAATTCTAAATCAGGAACATAAATGTTGATATTAGAAGTTGCTAATTGAGGTTTAAAAACGGTTGTTATAGTGATAGTATTCACGACAATGTCTTCGTTCAGTGAATTTATTGGACGACTATCATTATACAACTTACCTTTGATAGCAGATTTAACTTCATCGATATTTAAAGCTTTAAAAAGCAATTCATTTGCATCAAAAATATCGTACATCATTTCATCATTATTTGTTTGATTATTAAATCAGCTACTTGTTTTGCGTAATTCTCAGAAGCTGCTAAAACATTGTAACCACGAGATTCAACCGAATAAGCGTAATTCATTCCTGCTGTAAAAACTAAAACTATTGGAGCTTTTCGAGCATTAGAAACTAATTCTTTTGCAAATAGTTTTCCTTCAGATGTTCCTAATGCTTTACCTTCGTAAAACTCCCTGTAAACTTGTCCATTCACGAAAAGTACATACCCAATTGAAGATCTTAAGTTTCCAGTTTGATCCATAAAGCCAACACTTTGTTTTGCATGAGAAACAACATTTTCACCTAAGTATAAATAAGCTTGAATGCACTTTTTTAAAGTATCATCAATTATTTTTTGATTTAGCTTATCTAAATCTTTACTCGAAAAATTCGGTCTTATACCCATAATCGATTGTGTAATAATCCTTCTGTAAATCTTAGAACACTTCCTTTAATCCTTATATCCTTACCTTCTGAATCATTTGAAACGATGATAGTTTTTCCTATTTCAATTGGCAAAACAGATTTATCCAAATGAATAAGAGAATTAAACGCGATTGTAATTCCATCAGTTCCAGCTATCATTTTTCCACTTGAATTAACTTGTTCACGACACATTGAAATGAATTTTATTCCGTTTGGATTCGGAATCATTTCGCCTGTTTCTTCATCGTATATCAAAGAATTATCTTCAATGAATAGATAATGATTGTGTCCTATTGTCCCCATGGATCAATCGCTGTTACAATTGGTTCGTTTTCATCTAATGGATTAGGTAATTCTAGCTTTGAAGCCAAACGACCTAACATCATTCGAATTGCATTCCAATTCCATTTAACCGTCATATCTCCTTCGGATACACTTTCGTACATCGGAATCCAAGAACAAAAAGAATCATACAAAGCCTTCTCGCAATCTTCTAAAATCAATTGTCCGTCTGGGTTTAAAGTAGGATTTTCAGCAAATAAAATTGTAGTATCATTTGCATTAGCTCCTACTCTTAACATTACGCTTTGTATGTATTCTTTATTTGTCATGATTACGCTTCTGAGATTAGTTTACGTTCTAACAATGAAGCAATTCGAGATTCTTCAAAATCAACAGGAATAACTTCGTTCACTTCGTAAATCTTTGATTCGTTCTCTTTATCACGGAAACGAGAAATAACTTTGTAAGATTTAGCTGTTTCGTCTAAATCTTGAACCTCAACTTTCTTTTTAACTCGAATAACTTGACCAACTTCAAAACCTTTAGAAATTAATCCTGGTTCTTTGTCCAAATCTTCCTGAGTTAATTCAATTAATTCAGTTGTTTCCAAAACTTTGTACAATTCATCTAATTCCGATTGTTCAATTTTAGAACCTACTTCGATATTTCTCTCAGTTAGCAATACCGCTAACTGAGAGTTTTTTTCTACTAATGTTTTAGTTAATGTTACTTTAGCCATAACTATCCAATTGGTAAAACTTTATCTACAATATCTTTATTCCAAGTAGTGTTATTTACTTGCATAAGAGTTGATCTACCTGCTAAATCCCAAACAGGAAATGCATTTGCAATACCTTGAGTAACCTCTTTAACAGGATTCTCTTCCGACCATTTTTTGATTAAAGTATGAGAACGTAAAACTTTTAAAGCTTTAGAGTTCTTCAAGTTCATATCAATTGGTTTTTTGTAAAGAGTTCTTCCTAAAACTTTAGCTTCTGAGAACATTACAACATCATCCTCGAATGGATTACCTGTTACACGATCTCCGTTTTTATCTTCAAGAGTAATATCTTGGTCGATAATTACAATCTGCACCCCGTTTAATCCTACCGCTTTTGCAAAATAAGAGTTTACTCCAGCTAAATCAGGCTCTTGAGCTGCACCAATCAAATTAGTAACATAAGAAGCAGAATTTTTGATAATTTGCTCTTGACGCACAATTTTTGACAACGTTGTAGGATTCATAAAAGCATATTTATAAGAAGCTCCGAAAGATTTTCCTACTTTAATTGCTTTCTTAAAATCTGAAACGATATCAGCATCTGTTCCATCCCAAGATTTTGAAACACCTACTTTTTGTGTTGTTGGAATTTCATAATCCAATGGCATAGCTTGTTTAACGCCTTGTGACGTTTCTTGATTCATTACTAAACCACCTAGCGAGATTTGACGCAATGCCATCCATTCAATTTTTGAAGCAATACCCGTCCAACAAAACTCAGTATCTTCTGCCCAAAACTCAATTAAAGCAGTCATATCTCTATTTTGAGAGAACATTGCAACAGCAATATCATATTCAGTTAATTCGTTTTCTTCTAACTCGCGAGAAATAGCAATTTTTGGAATTGATCCTGCTATTTTTTCGATAGCATCACGAACTTTCTTTGGAATAGTTGAACCTCTAGCAACTAAATCTGCTGCGATTTTCAATCCAACTTGTGATTCTAACGTTGTAAACGTTAACTTATAAGTTTCTTTTACAGGAAACAAAGTTGGATAGTAAAAAGGCTTTAAATCGTATGTATTTACTACGGCTTGTACATCACTTTCTACTAAGCCAATCATTAATGATTCGTTCATTTTCTTGTTTTAAATATTAAACATAAACTAATGTTGGAGCAGTTGCTTTTTGCTCAGTTGTTAATCCAGGGCAATTTGATTCTTGGATAACCGCAATAACCCACGCACTTACAAAAACATTTCCTTTATCAGAAACGTTTTTCTCTTCACCGCAAACTGCAATTACAACTTTTGACTCTCCAATAACATCTCCTTTTACTACAGCTTTAGAAAAACCTTTATCTAAAGTCAAAGTATCAAAGTCTGTTTTTGATTTATCAATTGCAGTGATTTTAGCACCCAAAATTGTCATTCCGACTTTTAAATGAGAACCTTTTAAAACATCAATTGATGTCGCAGAGGTATCTGCTGCTTTAGAAATAACTGCATTTCCTACTACTTCATAAAGCCCACCTTTTCCTTTTGCAAGTGGTGCACCTTCTAAAAGACGTTCATCTTCTAATGTCGTAGGATCAATTGCAACTCCTCCAGGAATATCAGCTACTTTATGTAAAATACATCTTGTCGGCTTACGCCCTTTAGATCTTGAAATTTGTAATTCTGACATAATTAAATTTCTTTACCGCCTAATCCATCATCAGTTGAAGCTGTAGATTTTGTAATAAAATCTTTTACAGAACTCGAAACGCCATCTGGAGCTTTTTCTCCGAATGATGGTTGATGATTAGTTAAGCCTTGATTAATAAATGATTGATTTGATGTTGTTACATCTGTTTGAATTTCCGCCAAGTATTCCGCAAATTCTTCGTCATTTTCAAAAGACATACGAGGGAAATTCTTTGAAATTGTATTTTTCAAAGCTTCGTCTTTTACATCTTTTAAAATGTCATTGATTTGTGAAAGCCTTGTTTCTGTAGTTTTGCCAGCTTTAATAGAGTTGATTTCGTCAGCAAGTGTTTTCTGAGTTTCAGCAATCTGTTTTAAAGCTTTTGCAATATCAGATTCTTCTCCTCCGTTTACTCCTTCACCTTTTCCAGGTTCTGGACTTCCCTCTCCTGCTCCTTCACCACCTTTACTTTTGCCAGCATTTTCTAAAGCTGTTTTTGTCGCTTTAGCAATTTCAGAATCTACTTCCGAACGTAATTCTTTTTGAAATTCAGTAACCTGTTCGTCTGTTAACTTTTCGACAAGTGCCTGCGCTTCTTCTTCTGTTGTGATTTGTAACGAATAAGCAGTTGCTAATCGCGCCAAAACATCTTTTCGAACGCCTTTAGCTAGAAATCTAGTATTAAGTAATTCAAGTAATTTTTGTTTCATTATAATGAGATTTTAATTTCAAATCGATTAAAACAAAAATATTGAACGATTTTCGCTTAAGTAGTGTATTTTTTAACGAGATAAGAGCGAGTTACGGGAAAGAAATTTTGTAAAAAACATTAAATTATTTCTTATTTAATTTTGCGATTCGCAAAATATAAACTATATTTGTATAACAAAATGAGAGGGCGTTCATTGAAATAGTATTAACAACATTAAAAGTTCAAAAAATGAAAGATTTAATTATTCGCGTTATGGATATCGCCAAAAAAAATCCAAATGGTTTTACCTTAAACCTTAAAACAATGAGATTAGTAAGATTTGGAATCCCAGTTGCTTACTTAGAAACTCAAAACAGCTTTGGAAATGAAAGCCTTGAAAATGTAATAATTCACGCCTTAAACAATAACTCGATTATCGGAGGTTGGTTAGATGAAGAAACAAACCTTTTTTACTTCGATAGTGTAAAACTCTTTAAAGAATCAGATTTAGATAAAGCAATCGAATTCGCAAAAGAAAACAAACAGATTGCAATCTTTAACATTAGAACGCTAACAGAAATTAGAATAGAGGGTTAGAAATAACCCTCGCCCTCTCTATTTAATACTATAAAATTTATGGAATTAACAGAATTACAAAAGACCAGCATCAAAAATTATAAGATGCACGGAATTGAAATTGAGCTTAAAGATGAAGTTGTAGTAATCACTCAAAAAAGAATGATCAACGGGAAAATACTATCAAATAAAGAGTTGTATGATAGAGCTAAAAAAGTGTTTCCTGATCACAAAATTAGACCTGTAGTTTACAAAATTGAGTTGGATCATATTACTCCTCAATGGGTAAAAGATAAAATGAATGAATTTGAAATTAAACCGAAAGATTTAAGTAGACAAACTACTTTGGATATTTCGACTATTAGTTTAATTTTGAATGGAGAGCGTAAAATGAATAAATCGGTTAAAGCTTTATTCTTTTACTATTTTATGATTTTTGATATTCATCAAGGATTAGAAGATTATTTTGAAATGACTAACGATTAATATTATTGATATGACAACTAAAGAAAATACTATTTCAATGTTTGAATTAAGGCTTGGAAACTGGGTGTTTGAAAACGATAAACCTATATGGATTTCTCAAATTTCAGGTTTCAAATCATTGAACTCTGGTAATGATTTTTACCCTATTCCCTTAACAGAAGAAATTCTTTTGAAAATTGAAGGTATTGAAAAGGATAATGAATGGTATTCATTAACAAATCTTCATTATAATAGTCTGACAAAGAGATTTTATATAGGTAATGATCATGTGTCAAGTGGTCATGATGATGCTTATATTGAATACCTTCATCAACTCCAAAACCTTTATTTTGCATTAACTAATGAAGAATTAAAGATTACTCTATAAAACATAAAAACCCTCCTCGTAAGAAGTGGGTTTGTTTATTTCGGCAACCAATAAGGTGCAACTTTATAGCCTCTATATACATCACCTTTTTCTTTAATATGATTTTCAAAATTAGCAGGCATTTCTTTTATCTCAGTTTTTTGAAAATTACCTAGATGTGAATAATCTTCTTTAACAGCTCCTTTTAATTCATCTGTAAACATTTCGATAGGTTTAAGGATTGGAATTTGGTAACAGCGACAATTAACATGAAATCCAATGAATTTAAACGTCTTTGGGTAATGACCAGCTAACGGACCACAAACACTACAATCAAATTTATTATTAGATCGTTTTATTTCAAAACCAACAACAAAGTCCATAGATTGCCAGCGTTGATTTTCAGATTCTTTGTAATAAGTATTAATTTCTGTACTAGCTAAACGTAAAGCGTTTTTGTGAGCTGAACGATAAACACCTTGCCCCGGGTTATAAGCTTGAGCATTTTTACTTAAATGTAATTGTCCTTTAACATCACGAACTCGTCTAAAAAGCTTTTCAGGTTCGTTTAAATATTGTTTAATATCTCGAGCTAAAACTTGTGCTGAATCTCCATTTTTTAAAGCTATTTCTAGCGAATCAATGATATTCGTTTCAAACTGCTTTGAATAATTCCAAACACGATCAGATAACTTGAATTGATTTAATCTTGATTTGCGAGCCTGCAAGTAATTATCAAGATTATTATTCCGGAAAATATCTTGAGTAGCTTTGTTTAGTTTGTTAATATCAAAATAAGTTTCAACGAATTTTGTTGCGGTTCCTTGCGATAGCATCCATTGTTCTTTTGTTGCAGAATTGATTTTATTTTCTAAATCGATTGCAAGTTGTTTCGTTAGCTTTTCAATTTCTTTTTTTAATTGTGGAGTTAAGGTATCTAAATCAATATTTTCGTTTAATTGATAAAAAGAAATTACTTTCGAAATGTATTTTTGAAATAACTTTTCGATTTGTTGCAAGTTTTTTCCAGCTGCTATTCTTGCAAGTTTTTCATCTTGGATTATGAATTCTTCGATTGACATAAATTATTAATCGATTTCTTTTATTAACCAATACTTTACTTCGTTTTTCATAAAAGTAACAGAAAGCTGTTTATTACTAAACACAATAAACTCTACTTCATGTCTAAACTCTATATTATTATTTTCATCAACAATAATTATAGGTTCTTTTTCAGATTTTACGAATACTTTAATATGTTTCATTTGACACTTATTTGATCAAGTGTTGGTACTTCTAATTTTAATTCGCGACATTTATCTCTAATTAACATCCATGCAATTGTTTTGTTATTTGTTAAAGCTTCAAATCCATGTAAAGAATCTTTGTATATCTTTTTTTTCATTTGATTGCTATTTGATTTTTAGATGAACTTAGATGTTGCTTAGACGAACTCAATTCTTGCTTATTGTTATCAATCCATCTGTTTAAGCTAAAAACAACGTCTAAATTCATCTTGCTTAATGTTTATTTTTAGATAAACTTATTTGATGGTTATTTGATAAATAAGCCTTTTACAACCTGCTTATTTGTACACTTTTTGCAGAAATAAGCAGATTTGTAAGGTTTATATTTCTTATTCGCTCGCTGGATTAAAATAATCCACATTATTAGCGTCCCTTTCCTCTTGCTTTATCTTCTCGTAATCCTCAGTATCTTGACCTTGCCAATTCTTAACAGATTTCTCGTGAGATTCTAAAGGCTTGTTTCCATTTTTAAGTAATGCGATTTCGACTTGTTCTTTTTCGTTTTCTACCATGAAAGGAACGATTTCAGGCTCGATAACAAGATTGTCAATTGCAGATTTCCAAGAAGGATTTAATGTCGCAAGGATTCGCTTGATTATATTGATTCGACGCTGCAAATACTCATCATAGATTTCTCGTTTCTCCATTACTTTCAAATGCGCATCAAGGAATAACATTTTTAAAGCAGTTCCAGAAAGAGCACCTAAAGATTTTACTTCATCAAAAGAGATATTTGGAGTTTGAGAGAATAATTGAATGTTCTTTACAAGATTGTCGATTTCAAGTTTTATAGAATCTGTAGCTTGATCCCAAGATAAATAATTCATATCTGAATCTTTGTCAAGTTCAACTCCTCCCCCTGGTCCTTTGTTTAGATAATTTTTAAGTTTACCAATTACTTTAAGAATTGGATAAGCATTTCGATCATTCACTTCTCCATGATCAGAAACCAATACTTCAATCCTTTCGATTAAATCTTGTACATCATACCAAGAAACATTTTCCTGTTCTCCAAAGACAGCAGGTATCTTTTCTAGTACTTGCTTTTTAGGATAACCTTCTACAATTCTCCATTCTTTAAAATTCTCGAATAAATAAGTAAAATTTTGCGTGTAAACTTCAAAATACTCAACCTCTTTTCCTTCAATCTTTTTAATGTAATTACGAGAGAAACAAATCATATCATCGAAATCATCTTTATACGGATATAGTTGACTACTATTTTTTAAAGACAATAACATTGCTTTGATTTTCATCTTAGTTTTAAAACCGTAAGAATCATGCTCTTCGCCTTCTTTCAAATACCAAAGCTCACCTCCTTCTGTAAAAGAACCAATTGATTCAGCAAGCTTTCGATTAAATGAAGGTTCTTTGATGTCGTGCAAAATTCTTTCAATCGCTTTTAAGACAGCTTTTTCGGTTTCATCATTTGGATTAGCTCTTAAAATTGGTTGATTACCGAAAATCATAGCTTTTTCTTTTCGAACAATCCATTTTTGATAAGCTAATGCAATAGAAATAACATCTTTGTTTTTATCTTTTTCATCCTTATTCTTAGGCCGTCTAAGAATAGGATTCATTATATCATGCTGCTTTGGATCTAATTCCTTTTTAGCTTTTTCAATGATTTTGGTTTTATCTTTATCTTGTTTTAAGGCATCGATAATCTTTTGTATTGGTGAGTCTTCGGGTATATTTAATAGTTTATATAGTTCGTTCATTTATTTTTTAAAAGTTCAATCTTGATAGTATATCTTCGGTATTTTCAATTGTATTACTTACCACGTTATGCGGTAATACTTCAATTCCAATATATCGTAATGCGTCCATTGAATGATTATAACCGCCGACAGGTCTATTTAGCTTCTTTCCTGTTTTGTCAACATCCCAACAATATTTTCTAAATTCTTCAATTATATTCGTCGAGCGTTCAGTAATTTTGAAATGATGATTTTGTAAAACTTCAATGCCAAACATTATCGAATCACGCCCTTTACTTGCTGGTTCAATATAAAAGCCATAAGAATTTATTTCGTCAATAGACTTAGGTTCTGCTGAATCTGCAACCATTTTATCCTGTTCAGTAAAACCTTCTTTTTGAAGTTTACGAGCAATATCTCTATTCGACATTCCTGTTTTATACTCAATTTCATCTATGTAATATTCATTATTGAATTGATATAATGCAGGAATAGCAGTTGGATCATTCGTATATCCAAAGTCAATTCCTAATCCAAGTAATTTTGCTCCGTTTGGAATTTCTTTCACCTTTGTCCAATCGCTAAAAATAACCCCTTCTAAAGCTCCAAGTAATCCAAGCCCGTAAACCTTCCACCAATTCGACCAATATTGATTCTTAATATTAGTTTCATTAAATAGTTTATCAATTGGTAATAATGGATTATAAAAACCTTTTGTACGTGCTTTCTCTAGTTCTTCAACGATAGTCTGCGGTAATGCTTCGTTATCTTTATAAGTAAGTGTCAACCATTCTACATCGTTATTATCTTTTTCAGATAATTCTTCGTGTGCCCAAAATTCATTAGATGGATTAAAGTCAATCCAAATTTCATGTGATGTACGAATAGCTAATTGATGATAAGTATCAAAACGAATATTGTTCGCTTCATTCATGTAAAGAATGTTACGACGTGGACCACGAACACGTTCCTCGTTATCTACTGAGAAGAACTCAATATAACTTCCGTTTGAGAAAGTATAGGTAAGTAAAGTTCTATTGTAATTCTTATCAATATAACGCCCTGTAGCTTTCATTATCTTCAAGAAGTCTTTCAAAGCTCCTTTTCGTAAATGCGGTACAGACTCAGAAACAACAGATATTTCCAACATTGGAGTTTTTGCTGCTTTATCGATTAGAATTGGTAAAATACCAAATGTTTTCCCAGCCGAACTTCCTCCTGGAATAACACGAATGCGCTTTTTAAGTTTTCGTAACTTCTTAATAGCTGTCGTGTATCGAAATCCGTTGAATTCAATTACAGGTCTAATCATCTCCGAATAATGGTTGTTCTATTTTTAAAGTTGTTTCAACTTCTTGTTTTTCTCGCCATTTTGCTGGCTGTCTATTTTTTAACCAAAATATTGCTGCGGTTGTGTCTGGTGGGTAATGTTTAATTGTTGGAACTATCAAAGGAACTCCTTGATCGTTGAATATTTTATCCTCTTCATGTTCATATCCTAAAGCACGATTATAAAGTTTATTTGCAACGTTTGCATCTGCATACTCTTTTCCCTTTTTTATGGACTGAAAAAATTCAGGAAATTCAACCTTCCAATTATTAATTGTTCTTTCATCAACATTAAAAAAGTCACCTATTTCTGAATCAGTAGCACCTAACAAACAAAGCTTATATACCTGTTCATTATATTCAATTTTATAATCAGTTGGTCTTCCTACTTTATTCTTCTCAACATCATCAGCCAAATCATTAATAGATTTATCTAAACCAAGAAATCCCTCAGCTTGACTAAGAGTAATTGATTTTACATTAGTTAAATCATTAGGAAGCTTAACCTTTTCTCTACCAAGAATAACCCAAAGTAAACCTTTGGAATCCTTCTTGATTTTTATATCAGATGATTTCCATTCTTTTACGATTTGTGATTTACTTTGTTTTGCCATTGGTTAAACTTTATCTATTACTTGGTTATTTGTGATTATTTGCATCACGTCATTATAGTTTCTGCGATACTCTGGAGTGAATTTAAAAAGATCGTCGTGCTTTTCGACAATCAGTTCAATCGTTTTAATTGCTTTGTTTATTTTTTTTGAAATAAGTTTCTTTTCGATTTTATATGAAAAGCAAATAGTAACATAGATTGCTCTAGCATAAAATAAATGAGTTCTCCTGTCATTTAAAGCATAATCTTGAAGGTTTAATCCTGTTACAATATTGATTGCTTTTTCAATTTCCTCAAAGATTAATTGTGTTGAAGTTTTTGGAGCCGAATCAGCATATTCAATTTTATATTTTTTTTGTTCAGCTCTAAATTTTAAAACAATAAGCTCTTCATCATTTATCCAATCATTTGGAAGAAATAGATACTGCTCATCTTCCAAAATCTCAATCCTTTTTGAAAGGTCCGGGATTAAAGATGTTTGAACATTCTTTGAGTTAAATCTATTTACTTTTTGATCCATGAATAAAAATAAAAAAGGCAGTAAATAGCGCTTTGCTACTTACTGCCTAATTATTAGCGCCTTTGATTATATAAAATTTAAAATTCATTTTTAAATAAAAGACTGACTACTAAACTTCATCAGTCTTTAAATACCCGAAACATTTCCTTAACAGAAATAGTGGAAAAGAAAGGGCTCGAACCTTTGACCTCTTGATTCATCATCTAAGCACTCTACCTACTGAGCTACTTTCCCAACCAACAAAACACAAAGAAATATATGTAAAAAATTCACCTTCCAAATATTAAAAGCATCGCGTCTCGTTGCTCTTGGTTTGTTCTTTTTTTTATTCCTGTAATGAGTGAAAAATCCTTGTTATCTCTTTTTTTAGTGGTTGGTTTTACTTTAAAATGAGTTAAGTTTAGATATTCACACATTTCAACAATTTTATGAGCTACTTCATGATTTCGTCCTGTTCGGTTTCCGATATTTGCATTAATTGATGCAGAACCTTTTTTGATTTTATGCCAATTGGATTTATTTAAAAAACCACATTCGACAAAAACTTTAATTTTCTCAGTTCCAAAATCATTTTTTAATGATTGTAACTTATCATAAAGTTCAAAGAACGTTAGGTTTGCTAACTCATAATTTTTGTTGTGAATCAAAGCAAAACCATTTTTCTCAACGTCTGGATCTATTCCGACTAAAATCATATAAAAAACCTCCTATTTTCATAAGAGGTTTAAAAATCAAGTTTAATTGATGTTAGCCACAAAACCCCTTTCGTTGAATATTGATTCAAATATGAGGTAAGTCTCTGAATTAAAAAAGAATAATCGTATAAAAAACATGTTTTTTTGGTGAAATTTCTGTTTTTGTTTACGGGTGTGTTGTATAGTTTACAAAGGTGTAAATTTTATGATGTTTTTGCGCTGAATTTATCTTTTATTTCTTTTTGCAATTTGTTGAATTCTACCTTTCTTTTTTGGGATAAATTATTGTGATTCCCATTTGAGAAGGTTTTTAATTTATCCGATTCATTGCAGAAAACTGCCTTTACGTTAAACATTTTCATAATCCTATTTGTTTAATTGCTGTTTGTGTTAATGTTAAATTCATCAAAATTAAATCTTCTATACATCTTGCCTCAATATACCATGTCATTATATTGTCTCCGTTAATGTTTTTAATTAAATTTTTATATACACTAAACCCCTCAAACAAAACACGCTCTTTAGCTTGTTGGTATTTTTCAAGTACTTTGTAGTATTCATCTTCCCCTTCCTCGTACATCCATCCACTTTGTTCCTCTTGATGATTAGAAAAGTAATAACCGTATTTTTCCATAGTCGGCTCTTCCAAAACATTACCCTCTTCATCACAAGGAACAAACATTCCAAGTTTTGAAGGTTGTTTTAAGAATTGGGCGTAGTTAACAACTCTATGGATTAACTTACTTTGATTTTTTTCGTAAAGCAATTCTGTTTGCTCCAAAACAAAATCTGTCATGCTGATTAGTTTCATACTACCTCTTTTAATTGATTATTAATTCGCTCCGTATTTTCGATTAAAAAATTAACACAGTGTTTAGTTTTATTAATTTTATCGTGTTTCATCAATTCTATAAACCCCATTAAATCAATGTACTCATCAACATTTATCGTCGATAAAAGATTAATTAATCTTCGTGTTGATTCTTCTGCATAAATGAATCTGTTTTGATTCGCTTCATAATGCTGATTATACACTTTCTCTTGCAATTCTTCAATCATTGAAATGTTTTGCTTTCCAATGTTTTTAAAGCGTTGATTCCACACTTCTTTCTTATCTGCAATCTCATCGAACTTCTCAAGTATTACTTGATTTAAGATTGCGATTGTTGTTAATTTTGCATTTAAAACCTCTTGTTTTTGAAATGGCTTTACGACTAATTTACTCATTATATTTTTCGATTTTTAAATTTTTGCTCAAATTCATCTTTTCCAATTTTACCGATTGCAGAAGCTAAATTATCATAACCTAATGATACAGCGAAATCAGTTTTCTGCTCGTAAATATCTCTGTACTCAATCTCATTAGCTGTTTCAGCACCTAAAAGAAGTTGAGCCATATTTTGGGATTTTGCAGTTTTAGCTACGTTTAAAAGCAATTTTGTATTATTCGTAATTGCATTAGCTACGTTTACAATGCTGTCAGCTTTTTTAGCGTCAATTTTACCTGACTCAAGACCTTCTAAAGTCTCGTATAATTTTTGATTTAATTCTAAAATATTCATGATTTTTCTTTTATTTTTTTGTTGATTTTATTGATTAATCTAATTGTTTCTTTGAGTTCATTAGGAGTTCGATTTTTGGAATTTTCAGAAGCTAATTCTGCATCAGATTTTAAGACTAAATTTTCTTTAACAATATTCAACGGATTACCATCTTTAAAACAAACATTCATTCCTTTTGGAACTTCACCTATCTGGTTTTTATAGAAATAAGGCGCATAAGGAGTAAATCTATCTTTAAGCCGAATAACAACAACACTTCTTCCTGTAGAAAGCTTCCAAACTTTTAGAGTTCCAGTTTTTGTTACTCCTCTTGTTTTCCATGATTTTTCCGAAGTATTATATTTCCCGTTCCTTGAATTAGATTTAACTATTTCTAACTTTTGTTTTTCAGTTCTCTTTAAACCTAAGTACCTACGCTTCTTTTCTATGTGTTTTTTAGTCCAGCCTTTATTTTTTGTCCATTTCGAATTAAAGATTTCAGCAAGTTCAACATCACCAATTTTCTTGTAATTTTCTTTTAAAAAATTCACTTGTTCATCTGTCCAGTATTCAAGCTCCATTTTCTTTAATCCAAGTTTATAAATCAATGTTCTTGTTGTAGTTAATTTTAATCCAAAATGATTTGCAAATTGTTGATTTGTGTAGATTTTAAAATTATTTCGAACAAAGATTTTTTCTTCTTCTGTAAAAGAAATTTTATTATATTTCCCTATTATTGGCATAGTAATAAATTACATTCCTTGTTCAATTCTTCTCGCTTCATTCGCTCTTATTCTTCTTTGTTTTAATTTTGAATAATTACGAACTTCAGCAATAATTTCAACACAAGATTTACCTTGCTGTTTCACTATGAAAATCGGTTTGTGTTTCGAACCAATATTCACGACATAACCGAGTTTTATAACGATATTCAAGTAAAACTTACAAAACATGAATTTTTCTTCAACTTTGTAAATTCTAGTTTCTGGATTAAGTTTTATGTAATCAAAAATCAACTCCAATTTTTCAGGAAGATCTTTGTTTTTTAGTTCTTTATGCTGAGTGTTTGATTCAGCTTTTATCTGCTCGTTTTCTTCCTCAAAAAACGTCTTGTAAAATTCGTTTCGTTTTCTTGCAAATTCCTTTACTCCTAAGGAATTAATACAATCAGTTCGACTATTAAATCCTAATCTTTTCGACATTTCTATTTGAGCACGCTCTTTAAATTCTCCTGGATAATTCATTTTTTAAAAGTTTAGTTTTAATTGCAAATCTTCACTAACTAATTGATTAGTTTTTACTCTGATTAAATCAAGAAAAACATTATCAGTACACCAATGACCACATTCAAAAACGAATACTGAAAATCTCTTTTCTTTGAGTTTAAATTTTTGTTTTGAATTCGTGTATTGATAATATTCTCCTATGTAAAAATTCATCTTATCTGCTTTTTTAAATTCAACAAAATACAATACCACTTAACCCAATCTTCTTTGAGTTCTCCTGTAGTAATGCTTCGAATATTATTTGGTTTTGTTAGGTACGACTTGAATGATTTGAAGTAGTGTTCTGGATCTTTTACAAATATCCCAGATTCAAGTCTAAATCCTTGTTTTGGTCTTTTGTTGTAGAGAGTTTTAATTAGAGAAATTACTAATTCAATCAATTCCTCATTTGTTTTATCGGTGAGATTATCGATTTGATTAAGTTCCATTTTGTAATTGCTTTAATTTTTGAATCTCTAATTTCAACTCAGCATTTTCTGCTCTCAGTTTAAAAACTTCATCTGTTCTTCTATTTTTTAACTCGTATAAATTCTTAATCATGTAAATTACTTTGATAGAATGACTGTATAAACTCTCATTTTCCTTGTATTTATCATTTTTAAGCAATTTTTCAAGCTTGTCTACATCGTTGACACATTTAATAGTCCAAGAGTTGTTTAAATCGCTTAATTTAAGCCCTAAGTTATTTACGACTGAAATCATATACTCTCGATTCGTTTCATCGTCCATGGTTTCAATAGAATAATCCCATTGTTTTAGAAAAAATTCCATTGCTTCTTGAATTGTTTTTCTAGAATGGGAAATCATCATCTTCTTCTGCGGTTGTGTAGAATGCGTCATTTGGATTTGCTGTTATTGTTATATTTGTTTGATAGTTTTGTTCATAAATCTCTTTAGATTCTAATTTTGAACCTTTTGAAAATTGACTTTGACCATTTTCTTTTCGTTCATAATAGCGTCTTGACTTCCAATCGTAAAAAATTGGATACACGCCTATTTTCGCTATTCCTTCTGGTTTAGCTTTTAAAACATGGATGTTGGATTGATTTGATGTTACTCTTTCTTCTCCAGGTTCTAAATCTTGATCTTCGTTAGGAGTTGGTCTTTCGACTAATAATTGAAGCTTAGCTTTTCTTTGATTATTTTTACCTCCATAAAATTCGTCACCTCCTGCTCTATACTTTCTCCTGTTACCGTTTTTATCGATGAATTTAGCTGTCTCAGCAACATGATTTACAACTATGTCAATTCGATTACTTGTTTCACATTGATAATCGATGTATGATAAGATTTTCTTTACTTCTTCTGCTTTAGGTTCAAAACCATCAATATCGTAAATCGGATCAATAACAACGCAATCAAATTTTATTCGAAACCTCTCTTCTGCTTCTCCAACAAGTTTGTAAAAGTTTTCTATTTTTTGATACCCTTTGACTGTTGGGTTTTGTTCAAAAACATAAAGGTGATTGTTTATAAATTCTTCTGCAATTGACTTCTCAGCATCATTCATTGCAAATTCATTCTTTTTCAAATCTGATCGAACTCTCGAGTATTGTTTTCCTATGTACATTCCGTAAAAAATTGAAAAGACTTTTGCAATATTCCCAGATTCAGAAGAAAATAGAGCTACTTTGAAATCATGTTTTTCCATGAGTTGAAGTATAATTTCATTTGTAAATTGTGACTTACCATGATGTGGCTCGCCGCCGATCAATACCCATGTCCCTCTTGACATTTGCAGTAATTTTCCATTATCAAAGTCATTGAAGGATTCAAAGCCAAGTTGTATCGGTTCAATTTCTCCCTCATTTCGTATTTTTTGGAGTTCGTATTGGAGTTCTCGACCGTGCTTAAACATAATTTTAGTTTAGAAAATAATAATCGTCTTTGGGTTGTGATTTCTTAGGTTGTGATTTTTTAAGATAAATCTCTTTTAATTTTGAATCGTCAAGTTTTCGACACCAAGATGTAAAGTGAGATAAAAATTCATTTTTTTTAGTGTGAATTTTATTCTCTAAAATCAAGTGGTTTAAAAATTCTTTCAAAAGTCTTTTAAGATTAATATCGTTTTTGGATTTAGGAATTTTCATGTTGATAAGAAAAGTGTCTATCCAATTTCTTGACTCAAGAGTTTCTTGACAAAATTTGATATGAATATCTTCATTTTGTGGTGGAAGAATTTTTTCACTTTTTTCTAATACTACTTCAGTAGTATTATTTACTTTACTTTCCTTTACTTTCCTTTGTGTACTTTTGTTAACACTTTGACCACTTGAAGTGGTATTAATGTCTACATTAATGTTAGTTGAAGTGTCATTTATGTATACATTAATTAAAGCGTATTCATTGATACTGTTATCTTTACGTCTTTTAGTTGAGTCAATAAACTGTTTTTGGATGTTTTTACTTGTTATTACACCATATTGCAAGAAAATTTCTTCATTAAATATACCCCACTTTAAAAGTCGATTTAATATTTGTTGCAATAATGTAACATTAATTCCTGGCAATCTTTTTAGTAATTTCATCTTTTGAAGATCATTCCATTCTAAGTAATATCCGTTCTTATATATCTCGCAAAAAAGTTTTATTACGGTTATTTCTCCTTTTATTCCAAATTCGCCAGATAAAGCTTCTATCTTTTCATTTTCAAAAAAAGAAACATCTAACGGGAAATATTCCAATCCTATTTTCCTTAGCCTTGCCATAACACTAATTTTGTTTAATCAGCTCCTTTAATTTCTCGCAAGCCCTGTTTTTGATTATGATGCGTTCGTTTACGTTGCAACCTGTAAAGATTTCACCAAAACAATGATCGCCTGTTTTAGTTTGGACGATGATGTTAAACTGCATAGGACTTTCGTAATGTTCAACTCTAAATCCTTTGGCTTGTATAGTTTGTTTTAATTGTTCGATATCTGCTACCATAATAGTATGTATTTGATTAGTTTAAAATAAAGTGCGACGATAAGCACCGCGATAATTGATGAAGAAAAAAGAAGCCAAAACAGCTTCTTATCTTCTTTTTCGTATTTAGTCATGATGGTATTAAAAAATTAGCATTCTTGAATTTCTGATTTTATTTTATTACAATTTGGACATACATAACAATACACTCTAGTTTCTTTATTGATATTTATATCTTCTGTTTTTCCGCTATCAAAAGGCTCATCATCATTTTGTAAACAGACATAACCTAAACATAAAGCTAACTCTACTTTACATTCGTCACATTTTATTGTTTTTACATCTTCTTCCATTAAGCTTCCGAATTAAAATAAACCTTGTAATAAAACATCTTCTTTTCATCATCAAAACCTCTTTCAAGATTATCAGCAACGCATTCAGAATTCAATAAATCAAGATTAATCTTAGCCCCTGTGTCAAGTTTTATTTCAGATTTGATTTTCTTTGATTGAGTTATTAATACTCCAGAATCAACTTCGAATTCCTTATCAAGTTTAATTTCTGTTTGATTTAAGTATTGATTGAATTCTTCTTTATATTCTCCTAAGGTTTCATCAATAATCTCAATGTTTACGAATTCATTATTTGCTAATTGATCAATAGCATTTGAAAGAAATTCAGCTTGAACTTTTTTATCAGAATGTTGTAGAATTACATCCGTAGCAAAATCGTTAATTGTTTCAAGAAAATTCTTTGTTTGTAAAGCTGGATTGGTAACGGGCTTTACTTCTAAGAAATTCTTTGTCCAGAATTCAGATTCAACGTTGTTGTCGTCAATTGTGTAAACTCTAAATCCTTCATCACGATATGTATCAAGAATTAAAACTCCTTTATCTAACTTATCAAGTTTATAGCCTTTTAAGACATTATAATCAATCGTTTCTCTTTCATCAAATCTTAAAAATTTAGACTTGTTTTCAAGTTTGTAAATTCCAATAGCTTTACAAGGAATTCCATCAAATTGAGCATTATTCAATTGTACAGTAAAAACTTCACCACTTTTAATTTGTTGATGCAATGATTGATCGTAAAGCGTTTTTAGAACTTCATTTGAAAAGTCAACAAAATCAATTTCTTCATCGAATGCAGATTTACATAAGTTGTAAACTTTATTGAATTCTAATTTCTCAGTATAATGACTGAATCGCTTTAATTCAAGATTTTTCTTGAATGGATTAACAAGAAAAGGGATTAATTGTTCTTCTTTTGATTCGTCAAATTCAGTAGTTTTTGAAGCAAAAATATTCGCTTCTTCTCTTACTTTGTGTCCTACTTTTTGTAGGACTAAATGTTCTATATATGCGTTTTTTAATTCTTTCATGATTTTATCATCTAAAATTTAGGTTTTGCATTTCTGCTTTGTTTTTACTTACAATAGTTCTACACCAATCAATTTGATGTGTAACTGTTCGATTTAATCTTTCAGACCAATTGATTAGGTAATTTTCGTTCTTACAAAGACTATCAACATACTTATTTGCTACTGATGCAGATAATTGCGAAATCTTTCGAATCTCATCCATAAAAGCAGAATTAAGTTTACTGTCTTTGTGATATTTTGAATCAGCTAAAAGTTTTGTAGTCCGCGCGAGATAAGCAATCAAATCATTTCCTCTCTGAACTATTTCGTTTACATCTTCACTTGGAGTTATTTCTGTGAATTCTTGAATTGATTGTAATTCTAACTGAATTTCATCGAGTGAAGTGATTAAATTTTGCATCTCTAAAAAGGATTTTTGTTAAACTCTAAAATTTGATTGTTGTTTGCAACGTGGACTATTTTACCTGTTGCTTCTTCGATTACTTTTTTGAATTTTCGCTCATCTGAATTACTGTCTGATAAGTGAATAAGTATTATTTTCTGTACTTGTGAAAGATCATTTGCAAGCAATGTTTCTTTACAAGTATTAAGGCTCATGTGGGATTTTAAGATTCGATTCTTTAAAAATTCACCTTGCCATGTACTACCTAACTTTTCTTTGATTATTTCTTCACAATAATTCGCTTCAATGATGATATTATTGAGATTTGGAAAAGTATAATCAATGTATGTAGTGTCGGTTACAAAAAGCACTCTGCCTGTTTCTTCGTGATCAATTAAGAACCCTAAAGGCTCATTGACATCGTGATGAACATCGAAAGGTAATATCTTAAAATTTCCGATTTGAAAAGCTTGTTTAGATTTGATGATTTTGGCATTGTGATGTTTGATGTTTAAGCTTTGAAAAGTTCCTTGACTACTATAGCATTCAATTCCATTATCTAAAGCTTGTTTCATTCCTTTAGCGTGGTCTAAATGACAATGTGAAATTATAGCTCCTGAAATTTTACTTAAATCAAAGTTCAAAGCTTCTTTAATCTTGGAAAAATTAAGCCCCAATTCTATGATTAGGGCTTCTTTTTCATTTTCTAGGATGTAGCAATTACCTACTGATCCTGTGCTAAGTATTTTGAGTTGCATTTACGCAAAAGGTGGTTCGGTTGGAAATTGCATTTCGGTTGTATTACTTTCAAAAGCTTGTTCAACAGGGATAGGCTCAACTGAATTTGCATTAATTTCTATTTTCTGAGAAGAAGCTTCTTGAATCAATTTCGCTTCTTCAAAATCTAAATGTTGAGAATTAGCTTTTTGTTCAATTTCATACTTGATATCACCTTCAACATCATTTGATTTTTCAGCTTGAATAACTTGCATCAAATTTTCATCAATCTTAGCAGAGTCAATTGGAATTGAATCATAAGCCGCGCGTTTAAGTGTTTTGAGAACCATTTCATCTCTCCAGCCTTCAACTTCTTCTTTTTCACCAGTTTTTTGACCATCTTTCCAAATATCTTTTTCACCTCCCCAAAATTCTGCAGCTGCATATTTTGGAATACGTTTTTCGATATCGTACATGTTGAATACACGAATACGATTTTTTGTTTCATCTTCATAGATTAGATAATAAAAACCTCCTTTGATTTCTCCACGGTCAAAATCATCTACAACTTCAAAGTCATAAGATTCGACTTTATTTTCACGATTTCTTTTGTACTGCTTGAAAATATCATTTGTGTAGACGACTTCTGTAATTACTTCTTTAGGAATATCAAAGCCATATTTTTTTGCTTTTAGTTCTAATCCTACATAACCAATTGTGAAACTAATGTCATATTTACCAAGTTTATTGTTTTTGTACAAAATAATTGATAAATGGTTTTTTTGACAAGGATCTAAACCTATTGCTGAATAAGCCATGACATTAAAATAAAATTTAGCATCTAAATTCATATTTTGCCATGAGTACTGTAAAGGTTCATATTGCTTTCTTTTATTTTCAGAATCCTTAATGGCTTGATCAATAGCAATAAAATAGTTTTGAGCTAATTTCTTTTGGAACGATGACATTTCAATCGCTCCATTATTACTTGAATATTGTTTTTCAACCGCTAAAGCGAATTTTTCTGCTGGTGTTGGTTGATTGACTTGCGCTACTTGCGTATTTTCTGACATTTTATTTTGTTTTTGGGGTTAGTAATTTTTAACGAATTTTAATAAATCTGAAAGAGTTAAAGTCGTATCATTTGTAATAAAATCATTATTATAAAGTTGACCGTAGAAATAAGCATTCTTTTTTATTGATTTAGTATAGATACTAATATTAAATACTTCCATATTAATATCACAATGAATTTGCTTTTGCAGACATAAATCAACAATTTGATTTATTATTCTCTTAATAGAATGCTTCATCTTAATTAAATTTTAAAGTTTCTTGATTAGGATCTACAATCAAACTGATGATTTGACTTTCGGTAGGAATTAATTCGGTCACAGATTCTCGATTGTCCAAAAATACAGGTGCATTAATTTCATTTACTTTACAAAGAGTGTTGATAATATCTAAACCTGCATTAATTCTTCCAGCTGTATTTACTGAACCAAAAGGAACTCCGTTAACCAAAGTAATACAAGTAGGATTCAAACCTCCATTTACTTGCTCTTCGAATAATTTGAAAGTGACGTATTCGAACTTTTCATTTACTGACTTTTCAAGGCTTTCAGTTTTGACTTTCTTGAATCTCTCAATAACAAATTGTTCTTTTTCAAGGTTTGCAATAATCTGAGAAAGTTCTTTTTCTCGATTAGCTAATTCTTTGATACGATTATCAATAGATTCATTTACAGAACTCTTTCCTTTAAGTTCGATTAACTGCTTAATTTCCGATTGTAAGGTTTGTTTTTGCTCTTTCAATTCGGAATTATCAGCTTGTTTTACTTCCTTAATTTTAGATTGAAGAGTTGCAATTTCAATACTTAATTTTGACAATTGCGCATCATCGTTGATTAAAGTTTGATAAACTTCTTCTTCGTTTTTAGGAGATTGAAGGTTTGACGTCTCTGTTTGGATTTGATTTTCGATTGAAATGACTTCATCCGTCAATTGATCAATAAATACTTTTTGTTCATCAAGTTTTGATTGATATGCATTAAGAGTGTTATTGGCTACTTCAATCTGTTTTTTAACTTGATTTCCATCATTAATTATTGAATTCAATAAAGATGTTTTGTCGGTATTAAATTTTGATATTAACTCTTGTTTCTTTGAATTAATGTCTTTTTCTTCGAATGGACGCGAGCAACAAGGGCAATTAAAATCTGTATCATCGAAAATTAATTGTTTTGCGTTTTCAGTATTGTAAGAATCAACTAAGCTTTGTTTTTTACCTTGTAAAATTTCAATCTGCTTTTGATAATCAACAATTGATGATTTTAATTTAATTCTATTATCAGCGTAATCATCACGTTCACTCTCCTTTAATCGTAACTTCGATTTCAAAGCATCAATACTCGATGTATCAACAAAACATTCTTGTTTAGCTTTTGCTCTTAACCCAATCTCAATCTCTGATTTTTGAGAGTTTAAAGATTGAATTTCTTGTTGAACCTTCGTGTTTGCATCAACAATATTTTGAACCGATTTAGAAGCATTTTCCAGCTCTGAATCTATATCAGAAATCTTAGTTTCTTTCTCCTGGATATCCGAATCAATTTTACCAAAATCAATATCTTCAATTTTAGAGTTTTTAAGCTCATCAATACGAGCAGGAGTATCTTCTTTCTCTTGTTTAGATTTCTTGATAGAAGCTTTTAACTGAGTATCATATTCGTCTAAAGTCTTGTTAGTTAACTTTAATGATAACTCTTTAAAATCTACATCAGAATTAAATAACTCCTCATCAGAAATTTCTCCAGCAATCGAAACTAATACTTCACGTTTCTTCTTCCAATCTAACGATTCAAAAGCGCTTGGATTAGTTATTAATTTGAATAAACTTTCCTCTGAAATCTCAGCAACTTTTGCATTAAATTCTTTTAAGGAAACAGGCACTTGATTAAAGATTAATTCAGTTTCATGACCTTTGAAAGTCTTTTCCTCTGCTCCTTTAACTTTTTGCCACTTCTCTTTATAGATTCGAGATAAAGTAACTTCCTCATCGTTGATTAATAAAGTGGCGTGAACCTCTACATCAATTTGTTTTTGAACTTGATTATTTTCATCAAGTGGTTTAATCTCGTAATCCTTACGATCGTTAGCATCTTTTCCAAAAAGCAACCATAAGAAAGCATCAAATAAAGTTGATTTTCCAGCTCCATTTTTACCATGGATGAAGTTCTCTTTTTCGTTAAAATCGTCAAATTTGGCATGACGAAAGCTTTTGAAGTTCTTCAACTCCAGCGATTTTAATACAATATTTTTCATGTAAATGTTTGGGTATTTGTTAGATATGTGAAAGTTTTAATTCGCGTTTTAAAGAATTTCTGACAGCATCTTTAACGCTTAATCTGCGAACAGGTTTGTTTTGAAGTTTTGCTTTTTCTAAGACTTTTTGAGCGATATTCTTCTGCTCTTTACTTTCTGAATAAGTTAAGAAAGTGTTTTCATTGTACTTTTCTTTTTCTTCCTGCTTTTTAAGGTTTGGTTTTGTGTTTGGTCGACCTGGAGATGATTTTATTTTAGGTTTTATAAGTGGTTGAATAGGAATTTTAAAATCAGCAACAATTGCAAAATAATAATCTTTGAAAGGTGTTTTATTTTTCAATCGAATCATTAAAGATTTATATGTAATTCCAAATCTTCTCTTTAATTCAGCTTTATTTTCTGTTTCAAAAACAAGCTTATTATTTCGGTCGTAAACGTAAATCATTTCATTCATAGTGAATAAGTTTTGATAGTTTGCATTTCAGTATATTTCCGTGGCATTACAGCTCTTGCAATTTGAAGTATTTTAGCTGTTGTGAAATCGTTGAATTGATATTCAATGTTATAATCATACAATTCGATACTATGAAGCGATTCTAATTCAGTATAACGATAGTTAGGAAAACGTTCGTCAATTGCATTCTCGTTGTAATTGAAATTCAATCCTAAAGTAAGATTATGACCTTTGTAATTTGGATCAGTACACTTCAATTCAAAAGCTAATTTCATTTCACCATCAACATTTCTAAAACAATCTGGCTTCATTTGCATGAAATCAAATTCAATTTCCGCAAGTTGTGGTATATAGATTTCTTTTTTCATTAAAACACAATTTTAATTACGAAAAAACCAACGATAATAAGTGCTGCAAGACAAATCATTGTATTTAAATCTTGCACAAATTTTTGCTCGTTCATAACGTCTTATTAATTACGATTAAACCATTCTTATTTTCATACAAATCAATAGCTTCATCTAAAAAGCCATCGTTATACATATCAATCAGATATTGCTCTTTTAAAAGAGAATCTGCACATTGGTGGTATCTTTTCAAATGATCGCTCAATGATAACTTTTGACCTTCTTGAAGTCTAAAGTCAAACACTATAACTTTGTTATTTGCGTTGACTTTTACCATTCCTACCAGAATTTTAGTTTCTTCTGGTTCAGTTGTTTTTTCAACTACTTTTTTTCGTTGGAAAAAACTTTGTAGTTTTGCTACATAGTTTGAAAACCATATTTTCATATTATTTTAAATTTTTTTTAAGCTTCAGGTGCAACTGGAGCTTTTTTTGTTTTTCTTATTTTTGGATAACCACGTTCAGAAAGCATCTGATGCACATCAGCTGTTTTGTAAGTACATCGATTACCTCTTTTGATTATTTTTACTTTACTTTCAGAAACATATTTATTGAATGTTTCAAAAGCAATTCCGTACACTTCTATAATTTCCATTATAGGAGCATATGGCTTTGATATAAGTTGCTGTACACTCATTTGGATTAGTTTTTTGGATTAGTTCCTGTCAACGGCTCGAACGTTGAAGCTTGCCAATCAGGAATTTGTATATATTTGTAGTTCCAACAATAAAATATATACGTTATGAAATTTGAAAAAGAGTTATTAAAATTTATTTATAAGAAGCAACAAGATTCGCCTTCTCTTATAACTACTTTAGAAGAGTTGTCTAAGGAATTAAATACTTCTAAATCTGATATTGATAAAACATTAAGATCATTTACTCAAAGAAAGTATTGTATCTCAAGATTCGAAGAAGGTGAAGGAACAGTTATAATCCTTCCTGTTTTACCTGCTGGTTTAAAGTTAATTCAATAGAAGATAATTTTTCTCTAATTTCAGAAACCTCTGATTGAAGGAAATCTATTCTATTTGCTTCGGAGGTTTCAAATTTTTCTTGAAATAATAACCAGAAAACTCTGATAAATAAACAATCATCTAATCCACATAGCTTAACATGAGCAACAGATTCTTTGTAGTACAATTCATCATTCAAGTAGATTAAAGTATCCATAGTTTCATTTACTTGAACTTCTACTTCGAATGTTTCTCCAAAATCTATTTCTAGATAATTGTATAGTTTTCTCAATGGAGAATTTATATCATGATTATAAGAAGTTGTTTCTGCGTAAACCAAAACACCATCTTTTATAGCTTTCACAACATTGTTTTCAGTTGTAATTTTTACTTTTAATGCCATATAATGTTATTGAGTGAATTACTTATTATTTCACTAAAAGTGAATTGTGAAAGCAAATTTGAATGTGTGATATATAAAATTTATTAAAACTGATATGGTAATTAATGCCCATAGGGTTATTATAAAGCCAAGCGTTGCTTTCTCTATAAAAGAAATAAAGCGCTCATAATTTGATTCACGTTTCATAAGTTATTTGATTTTAGTTCCATAGACAGGATTCGAACCTGTAACTGCTGAACCAACATAGGGTCTTACATTCAGCTTAACTCCCTATACGCTCTGTGGTTGCGTCTACCAATTCCGCCACTATGGATTATAACAGGTATTAAATACCGCGCCTTATCGCGGTTTGATAAATCATAATAATTCGGATGCTTCAAAGGTTATCCCCTCGCTCTTAGCTGTTTCTTTAGTAATTCATACAATTACAGCTCGCTGACTCACCTAACATGATATAGTTAGCAATGATTATTATATTTATCCCAATGATGTCAAAGAACACTTCAAAAAAATGTATTGTTGAAGTTTCTTTTACTCGATTTCTTCTTAAGATTATAATTTGATTTCTTTATTCGTGTCCCGCTAAGAGAAGGATATGCGTCTTATTGTACGCGCTTATAGAACAAATTAATGCGCTGTAAGAACCTACTGACAACCCCGCCAATAGAAGGATAAAAAGAAATACTTTTTATCTATTTTGATTAATTTCAATTTAAAAGAACGCTTCGTTGTATATTTTAAAGTCCGGAGACTAAGATCTTCTTATGCTAGAAATGTTTGCTGATTTGGATTTAAACTCACCTTATCAAACTCTTTTGAAATAAGTAGTTGGTAATAGTAAGCTGCTAGAGCGTTTAATCGTCTTGCGATTCCTGTCTTATCGTAAATCACTTGGATTTGCTTAGTAATTGTATGTTCACTTCTGCAAACCTTATCAGCAATTTCTTTTACTGAATTACCACTCGCAATCATTTGAGTGATTAGTTTTTCTCTTTCTGTTAATTGTTCCATTCGGGTATATGGGTTTAGTTATTTCGGGTCTGACCAAATATTCTGTGTTACACCATGCTTTTTGAAGATTCTTTCGATGGTTTTCATTTCTGATAAACTCATTGGCCTTGAACCATTTTGCAAAGAATAATAAGTGCTATCACTATTTGTCGAAAGAAACATCATGACTTCTTTTTTGAAAGGCTTAAAATCTTCCTTCTTTAATTGAACACGTCCGTTTTTAAAGCATTTGTACAGTTTTGTATTTTGTTTTTCTTTCGCAGCCATGGGTATCTCTTATTTTGGTATATTTTTATTACTTTTACTTCGTTTACTCTGTGTAGTTTTGTACACATGAGTAAATTGTTTTACAAATATATGTAATTATAACATATACACAACATATTTATATGTTAAATATACATATTTTTATTAATTAATATTTTATCCTGTTGATAATGAATATTATAGAATTAAAAAATATTAGAAAAAAATTAAAGATTTCGCGTGAAGATATGGCAAATGACTTGTCAATTTCTTTAGAAACTCTTAACAATTGGGAATATCGAACTAAAGAAATACCAGAAGATAAAATAAACTCAATAAAATATGTCTATAAAACATATTTTGATTGTGGTTCAAATGATGAATATATTGAAGTAGAAACAGAAGAAGTTGAAAGCTTACCTATAAAGAAAATTCCTTTTTATGATGTAGATTTCTATTCTGGGTTTACCAAAATTTTCAACGATCAAACAGTTGCTCCTTCTTATTATTTTTACTTACCTGAATTTCATAACGCACAATTTGCAATTAAGAATTCGGGAAAATCGATGTCTAAAGAATTGGGAAACGATGATATATTAGGATTAAGAGAAGTTCCAGAATGGCAAACATATTTCCCTCAAGGAGAAATATATGCAGTTGTAACTACAAATGACTTAAGAACAATAAAAAAAGTAAGGAGAGATAAGGATAATAAATATCTTGTTTTAATTCCAAAACCTTTAGATGAAGATAAATTTGATTATCCTGAATATGAAGAAGTGCCAATTTCAATGGTAACAGCTTTATTTCAAGTTGTAGCGTCAACTCATAGTAAGAAATTAGCTTTATAATCTTATGAAAAATATAGTTTATCTTCTTCTTATTAGTGTTCTTTTCTCTTGTTCAGAATCGAAATTAAATAAAGATATTCAAGAATTATTACCGCAAATAAATAAGATTGACAGCTTAAATACTGAATTAGTATCAATGAATTTCACTATTGGAGAAGAAGCTTATAAAAATAATAAATACGCTTTATGTAATTCTTTAAAGTTTGAAGACTGTTATGTAAGTGATTATAAAAAAGCAATTGAAAGATTGCAATTTGAAAATATTTATAACAGAAAAAGTGATAGTATTGGTAAATTATTACATGAATTAAATTATCATTTCGGTTACATTAATAAGCCTAATAAAAACGAGAAGATTAAACACGATAATTTTATTAAGTTACATTCTTTACTTAATAAATATGTTTCAGAAACAAAACAACCTGTTTATGAAAGTTTCTTTGATTACAAATCAAATTTAAACTCAATCAAACAAGAGGTCAATATATTGAGTAGTGAATTGAGAAATTAAAAGAAATCAGTTATAATTACGGTTTCACGTAAAATAAACAAACACTAATAATTAGTACTATTGCAAAAATTATATTAAAGTATATATTAAAATAATTGATGGACGAAGAAATTAAAATAATTGAAGAAGATTTATCTCTTAAAGAATTTGAAATTACCAATAAAGTAAAATCTTTAATGGTTAAAATAAATATTTACACAATACTTGCCTGGGTATTTGTGCTAATTGGATTTATAATAGTTGGGTTTTCAATAAACTATTATTTAAAAAATGATAAATTTGAATTAAATGAGTTAGGCGATTTTCTATCAGGTTCCGTTGCCTCTACATGGTCATTAGCAGGTTTGTTATTTGTGTATGTAGCTTTTCTAGGACAGAAACAACAATTATTACAACAACAACTTGAAATACTATATAATCAATTTGAATTAAAACAAAATAGGCTGGAATTAAAGAGTCAAAGATTAGAAATGACTCTTCAAAATGATACTTTGAAAGTTCAAAAATTTGAAAACACATTTTTTCAAATGTTAAGTCTATTTCATTCAATTGTAAATTCAATGGATATAAATGAATATGGAGATAAACATCATACAGGTCGTGAATTCTTTAATTATTTAAAAAATGATTTAAATAGATCATTTAGAGTTTATTTAAATGAAAATAGAGACCCTTATACGCAAAAACGATTAAATGAATCAGATTTAGATGAAAAGAATATCATTTATATTTATGGAAAAATATATTCACAATACAGAAACTATTTAAGCCATTATTTTAGAACGTATTATCATATTATCAAATTAATCGATAATACGGAGGACATTGATAAAAATCGATATATTTCAATTGCAAGAGCTCAATTATCTAGCTCCGAACAAATTTTATTATTTTATAATTGTTTACATACAAACGGTAGAGAGAAATTTAAGCCATTAATTGAAGAATATACTTTATTTAATAATATTGACTATAGTTTACTTGTAAATGATCAAATCAAAAATTCATATACCAAAAAAGCATATGATAAAGAAATGTAAAAAATAAAGATCTACTCTTTTTTTTTGCATGAAACCGTAATTGTATTCAAAATATTATTTGTAATCTTACATAATTTAATACCCGCAGTAAAAGATATGATACCTGATTTTGACCATAATCATGTTACTCCACCTCATATTGGTGATCCTAGAAAAGAAGAAGAAATTAGTCCGTATTATTCTAATACATTAGAGTTTGTGACTAAATTTGGCACATCAATTGAGAGAATTGATATATTAAAAAAGTTTTTAGAATTTAGACAGAAATTAACTGAATATGGATTTACTAATGGCTATCAATGGTTAGATGGTAGTTTTACTGAAAATATAGAAATTTTAGAAAATAGAGCACCTAGAGATTTGGATATAATAACATTATATGATCAGCCTATTTTCACTAATGATCAAATTTTAAATATTAGCAATAATTTCAAATCATTTTTCGATTCTGAAATATCAAAAAGAGAGTACAAATTAGATCATTATCCATTTAATTATACAAATAACCCTGATTTCACAGTAAAATATACAACGTATTGGATACAGTTATTTTCACATAATAGATTAGGGGTCTGGAAAGGTATTATTAAAGTTGATTTGAATACGCCAGAAATCGATCAACAAGCTATTGAATATTTAACTAATTTAGCTCTATGATAAATTTAAAATCAAAATTAAAAGGACAAATTATTGAACTTGAAGACCTATTGAAACTTACAAGTGGTGATCCTTTTATGTCAATGAGTTTATCAAAAAAAATTGATTTATTAAAAAAAGAATTAGATGAATTAAATAATAATGAAGATGTTATCGAAGCAAAAGTTTCTTTACTTTTTAGTGGTAATGCAGTAGTTGGTTCCAAAGGGATAAAAATTGATTTTTTAAGTAAAATTCTCAAGCCATTTCAGGAATTAATTAAAACAGAAACTTCAAAAATAAAATTTGGTACAGTTAAAAATAGAGGAAAAATAAAAGACATCAAAGAGGCTGAACTTTACTTAACAGCTTTACCTACAGGCTCTTTTGGAGTGCAACTTACTCAATTAACTCAAAATAATATTTTCACAGAATTAGAAATAAATCAAGCAATAGAAAATGTAATTACATTAATTGAAGTGACAACCAAAAGTGATGAAGATTTTGAAAATACAATTCAGAAAATCCCAAATAGAAGTTTAGGTAATTTAAAAACTTTTCTTAAAGAAATTTCAAATGAAAACTCAATGTTGCAATTTCAAAAACTTGCTGATTCTATAACAATATCTAGTGATCAGATTCATAATGGTTTTGAAAGAATTAATTCAACAATAACAACAGATGAAAATTTAATTATTAAAGGAACTTTTAGAGGTGTATTATTAGATTCAGGTAAGTTTGAATTTACTGATGAAAATGAAAACAAAATTTCAGGTTATTTTGATGAAACTATAAACGAAGATAAAATAACTGAGTTAAATTTCGATTACTTTAATAAGCGATGCGAATTAGAATTAAAAAAAATAAAAAGAATTTTTCCATCTGGAAAAGTAAAAATATATTATACTTTAATCGATATACATCCAATTGAAGTATAACAAACAAATTTAACTATAAGGATTCATTTGGATCCTTTTTTTATTTCCCAAAAACCGCTTCAATAACTTTCAAATGTTCTGCGTCTTTTATTTCATTTAAAGTCCCTCCATAATAACCATGAGAAATTGAAGTTTGCGAATGACCTTGAATCTCTTCAATCATATCACGATTAATCAATAAGTTTCCTGCGATAGTATTGAAAGTATATCGAGCTCGTTTAGAAATAACTTCTTCTTTGATTTCGGCTTTATTTTTAATCGCTGTTAATATTCGATTATAACCTGCTTGATGTATTTTGTATTCTGAATTATCACTTTCATAATCTGGACGAGGAATAAATGAAAAAACCCGTTCATTTTCTATTGTTCCGTATTTTTCTATTACTTCTAAAGCAAAAGGGAATAATTTATTATTTATTAATGGTCCGCCATTGTTTAATTTTCGATTCTTGTTTCGTTTAAAGCTTATTCTGTCATTTTTTATATTCGTCCACTTAAGCTCAGTTATATCAATAAAGTCATGACCACCAATAGCGATTTGAAAAAGAAAAAGATCTACAATCATTTTATACTTTGTTTTGTCAATCCATTTCCAATTTTCAAAATTGTAATTTTTCAATTTTTTTAAAGAATCTAACGAAATTGATTTATCAATATCCTTATTTACATTTACTTTTTTAATAAACTTGAAAGGGTTTTGTTGTTTGATATTTAAATCCTCTCTATTTTGAGCAGCTAAAAAAATTGATTGAAATTTAGAAAAATAAGTATTAACTGATTCTTCGCTCATATTTTCAGATAAATAATTTTGGAAATCTAAAAGTAATTCAATTTTCAAATCATTAATCGCAATATTTTCTTTCGGTGAAATGAATGATTTGAATTTTAATAAAACTGATCTATGAATTCTTACTAACTCTTTTCTATTAATCTTTTCTTGAATGTATCTTTCAGAAAAGTCAAACAACATAGTAGGCTTTAATTGAGATCGCAATCTTGCAAGTTCTGCTTCTAATTCTAAAATTCTTTTTTCAATATCATTTAATGGAACTCCATTTTGAAAAATTGTCAAAGATTCAACTAAACTCATATTTCTAGAATTGACAAATTCTAATTCCTTTATTAGTTCAAATTCTCTTTGTTTTATTAAATTATCAGATTTTAATGATTCTTCATTTTGATATATTTTTAAACTTACATAATCATGTTTTTTAATTACAGAATCGTAAACACGAATTTTTACAGGAAAACCTTTTTTTGTTTTTCTTCTTAAGTCTAATATTATTTCTGCAGTAATCATAAAAGAAATCGGGTATTGAAAATTTCAATAAATTTGCAATAATTCTTCGAATAAATACTAATCTATTCTAATATTTTCTAATTATTTCTAAATTCAAAACATTAAAAAAACCGCTCCAAAGCTACATTATAAGCTTCAAAGCGGTTGTTTATATGGGATTAAAAATTTAATCTAGTTATTACCTTTAGCATAATCAGCTAAGAATTGTGCTAATCCAGAATCTGTTAATGGGTGTTTTAACAATCCTAAAATTGATGATAAAGGTCCTGTCATAACATCAGCACCAATTTTTGCACAGTTTACAATATGCATTGTATTACGAACTGAAGCTGCTAAAATTTGAGTTTCGTACAAATAGTTATCATAAACCAAACGAATTTCTTCGATTAAGTTTAAACCATCTGTCGAAATATCGTCTAAACGTCCGATGAATGGAGAAACGTAAGTTGCACCAGCTTTTGCAGCTAATAATGCTTGTCCTACAGAGAAAACTAAAGTAACGTTAGTTCTGATTCCTTTTGTAGAAAAGTATTTACACGCTTTTACACCATCTTTCGTCATAGGAATTTTAACTACAATTTGAGGATTTAAAGCTGCTAAAGCTTCACCTTCTTTTACCATTCCTTCGAAATCAGTAGAAATTACCTCAGCAGAAACATCTCCGTCAACTAATTCGCAAATTGCTTTGTAGTGATTCAAAATATTTTCTTGACCTGTAATTCCTTCTTTTGCCATTAAAGATGGATTTGTTGTTACACCATCTAAAACTCCTAAATCTTGGGCTTCTTTAATGTCAGCTAAGTTAGCTGTATCGATAAAAAATTTCAT